TTTTTGGATATGGTTCTGGGTCATCAATAACAAATCTAGTATCAAACACCGGCGTTGTTTCTAGTGATGTTACTGGTGTGGGTACTGCTAGGGGGTATCTTGCAGCCGCAAGTTACGGTTAAAAACAATACCGTCAAGCTACCACTAGCTAGTTATAAATAAACTATACAAGGAACATAACTTTATGCCAATAGTACTAACAGATATTACATTACCGTCAGGTATTACATTTGAAGGTGCAAGAGACGCAGTACCGGGACAAGCACAATACACTACACCAGGAACATATACTTGGACATGTCCAGCAGATGTTACAAGTGTTTGTGTGGTATGTATAGGCGGTGGAGGTAGCGGTGGTGCTAGCGGAGGTAGTAACGGACCAGGAGGAGGTGGTGGCGGTGGTGGTGCTACTGCATATAAAAATAATATTACAGTAACTCCAACTACGGGTTATACAGTAGTGGTTGGTGCAGGTGGCACGACTTTAGGCACTACAGCTACAAGATATTCAGGTGGTGCTAGTTCATTTACTAATACTGTTATTACAGTTACTGCAGGCGGAGGTCAAGGGGGATTAACATATTCATCTGGTCTTAGTTATGCCACAGGTGGTGCTCCATCAGGTACTTATGATGGTGGTGGTACCGGTGGTCAAGGTAATACAGGCGGACCATCTGATGGCAATAGTGGTACCCCAGGAGCCGGTGGCGGCACAGGTGGATATTCGGGTAATGGCGGCGCCGGAGGTGGCGGTGGCGGTGGTGGCGGTGGTAATGGTACTTATGAAGCTTCTGCTAGTGGTGGCGGTGTAAGTATTTTTGGACAAAGTAATAATGGATTAGCCGGTGGTGTAGCTACTTCAATAGCAGCCGCATCTGGTGGTGGTGGTGGATCAGGCGGTACTAAAGGTGCAAATGGTACAGTAGCAGGACAACTAGCTGGCTCATATGGCGCCGGAGGTGGCGGTGGTGGCGGTAGTCAAAATACAACTGGAGGCGGAGGTAGCTATGGAGCAGGCGGTGCCGTACGTATTATTTGGGGTATAGGAAGAGCGTTCCCATCAACAGGTACAGGTAATTTATAATGTATAATCTGTGTCAACTGTAATATCCAAGATTGACTTACGTTTTTCTTTTAATTTCTTTTGATACAGTCTATTACAATTAGCACATAAAGTTTTTAAGTTACTTTTTTCTTTATTTTTTTTGTTGCCATCTTTATATATAATATCAAGTTGGCATTTATCTTCTGGTATAAAACTACATTTCTCACATTTGTTTTTCTTATGTAATAGATATCCATGTTTTGGATTATATGCGGCTTTACTACATTCAACACAATACTTGTGCCACTTAGTAAATCCATGTTTACTTATACCATTACTTTTAGCTAATGTTACTTTACAGTTTTCGCAGAGTGGTCTAGATTGTTGTCGTGTGAGCATGACGTATTTATAGAAAAAGATCTCCAGGGTGCTTTTTTTGTGCTTTTTACTGACTAGGAAAAGATAAATATATAATAACTATTATTCAGGATACTAGATGTCAGCAGATAAATTTAATTCGTTAGGTGGGTACTCAGTAGGTATTCCACCTGTACCAGTAATTGATGCTAACGGAAATTTAGTTACTAACCTATTAAACGCTAATGGTAACGTTGCAGTTGCTAATGTATATGCAGCCAATTACTATTACGCTAATGGACTACCTTTCAATGCAGGTGGAAATCCATATGGACCTAATACTAGTATTCAATATAATGATACTGGATTATTTGCTGGTAGTGCAAATTTAACATTTAACAATGTAACTAATTTAGTTACAGTACCAAGTATAAATGTTACTGGTTTAAGTAATTTAGGACCAGTATCTAATATTACTATTACCGGTGGCGGATCCGGTTATTTGTTAACCACTGACGGTAATGGACTAATTCAATGGTCTCCTCCTGGTACTGGATCAGCCATTAGCAATGGTCAAAGTAATGTAGATGTTGGAACATTTAGTGGAAATATCACAGCAAGTGTAAACGGAACAGCTAATGTAGTTGTTATTACACCCGCTGGTATCACCGTAACCGGTAATACAGTAACTGGTAATTTAAAAACAGATCGTATATTATATGCAAATGGTGCACCTTATGTATTCACAACTAATGCTGCCGGCACTAACACACAAGTTCAATTTAATAATAGTAATGCATTTAGTGCCAGTGCTAACTTTACATTTAATGCTAACACTAATCTACTATCAGTACCAAATTTAACACTTACTGGTAATGCTAATTTAGGCAATTTTGCAACAGCTAACTACATAAATGTAACGTACACCTTAAATGGTAATATTGCTAATTTCAGTGGTAATTTAACAGCGGCAAATGCTAACTTAGGTAACTTACTAACTGCTAATTATATAAATGTAGCTACTCAACTAAACGGTAATATAGCTAACTTTACAGGTAACTTAACTGCGGCTAATGCTAACTTAGGTAACCTAGTAACAGCTAACTATATAAATGTAGCTACTCAATTAAATGGTAATATAGCTAACTTTACAGGTAATTTAACAGCCGCCAATGCTAATTTAGGTAATTTAGTTACAGCTAACTACGTAAATGTAGCATTTAACATTAATGGCAATGTTGCAAACTTTACTGGTAATATTACTGCTAGTAATGCTAATTTAGGAAATGCAGTAGTAGCAAATTACTTCTTTGGATCAGCTAATAATTTAAGTAACATTCAAGGTGCTAACGTAACCGGAGAAGTAGCAAACTCAAATTATTCAACATATGCTGACATAGCTTATTCAGTAGATGTTGGCAACGTTGTTGGTATTGGTAATATTGCTACTATAAATTTAGACGGTAATATATCAAATCTTCTTCATGGTGATGGTTCATGGGGTGATTATACCTCAAATTACTCTAGTTTTTCTGGTCAAGTTACAGACAATAATCAACCAAATATTACTAGTGTTGGTACTCTAATAGATTTAACTGTAGGTGATACTACATCCAATGTTGTTATACTTGACGGTAATATAACTGCAACAGGTAATATAACTGCTAATAATTTTATGGGCAGACTAGCCAATGGCAATAGTTATGTAGAAATTCCAGTTGTAGATGGTAACATAACTCTTACTGCCAATGGTGTTACAACACTCACTGTAAGTGAATTTGATTTAACTGTTGTAGGGAATGTAGTACCAAGCGCCAACGTAACATATAATTTAGGTAGTCCAACACATCGTTGGAAAGATTTATATGTATCCGGCAATACTATAGATTTAAACGGAGCTACCATATCAGCTGGCCCCGATGGAATTGCATTAACAAACCCATTAGGTGGTTCGTTTACTGTAATAGGAACCGGAGCAGCTAACACTGCCGCTATTCTGAATGGTAGTAGTAGCATTATAATAGATGCAAATTCAAATGTTAATATAAGTGTAGACACTGTTAGTAACGTAGTTGTAATTTCATCAGATGGTTTATTAGTAACCGGCAATGCAAATATTACTGCTAATTTGACTTCAAATAATGCTAATTTAGGTAACTTAGCAATAGCAAACTACGTAAACGTTGCATATGAAATCAATGGTAACATAGCTAATTTCAGTGGTAATTTAACTTCTGCAAATGCTAATTTAGGTAACTTAGCAATAGCCAACTATGTAAACGTTGCGTATGAAATCAATGGTAACATAGCTAATCTTACAGGTAATTTAAAAGCGTTAAATGCTAATTTAGGTAACTTAGCAATAGCTAACTATGTAAACGTTGCATATGAATTCAATGGTAATATTGCTAATCTTACCGGTAACTTAAAAGCCGCTAATGCTAATTTAGGAAATCTAGTTACTTCCAACTATGCAAATTTTGCGTTTGATTTAACGGGTAATACAGCTAATTTTATTGGTAACGCTAATGTTGCTAATTTAGGAACAAATAACTTTATTGCTACAGGTGCAGGTAGTTTTGGTGCCAATGTAAACATGAACAGCAGGAACATTACAAGTCTTGCTGAACCGATTAATAATCAAGATGCCGCAACAAAACAATATGTTGATTTAGTTGCACAAGGTTTGGATCCTAAAGCATCTGTAACTTATGCTAGTTCAACTGTTCTTCCAGCATATACATATAATAACGGAGCAAGTGGTGTTGGAGCAACTATCACTGCAACTAGTAACGGAGAATTGACCCTTGATAGTGGTTATCCAATTATTAACAGTCGTGTATTGATTAAAAATGAAACAGGCGCAAATGATCCTTATAATGGTATCTATATAGTTACAGCTACTGGTAGCGCCAGTTCAGTTTTTGTTTTAACACGATCTACTGATTTTGACAACGGTTCACCGAGTGGTGAAATTCCAGGAGCGTTTACTTTTGTTGAGCATGGTACAATTAATGCTGATACTGGTTGGGTCTGTACAACAAACTCACCAGTTACAATGGGTACAACACCAATTGTATTTGTGCAGTTCTCTGGCGCAGGATCATACTCAGCAGGTACTGGTTTAACATTAAATGGTACTGAATTTAGTATATCTAATACAGCAGTAACGGCTGGTTCATACGGTGACGGCGATTCAGTCGCTACATTTACTGTTAATCAACAAGGTCAATTAACTGCCGCAAGTAATGTAGCAATTACTGCTAATGCCGCAAACTTATCAGGTACAACATTAAATTCAAATATTACTACTAGTAATTTAACAAGTGTTGGTAACCTAACTGGATTATCATCAACAGGTAATGTTAACTTCTCAAATACTGCTAACGTAGCTTTAGGTAATGTTACTAATGTACATATTGGTGGAGGAGTTACTGGTTACGTATTAGGCACTGACGGCGCCGGTGGACTGTCGTGGATTAGTGGTGGTGGCATAGCCGGAGTTACAGGAAATCTTATTCCATTAGGTACGCCATCAGATAGTGATCTAACAACTAATGTAGCATACAATGGATGGACTACTAGTACATATGTTACTGATGGATTAGACGATTTGAATCAAGTTAGTCTAAACATTGCTGGTAATACATTTGTAGGTAATATATACATTGGTGCTAATGTAACATCAGGGCCCAGCCCGTTATCAGTAGCGTTTACTGGAAACTATATTGGCAATCCTACAAATTATCTTTGGAACTTTGGTGATGGTACAACTAGTACAGTACGGAACCCTACAAAAACATATAGTAATGTATCGGGCGGACAATTTACAGTTACGTTTACAGCATACAATGTAAATGGTACATATGGTGGTAATGCGGCTAATGGGGCAAAAGGCTCAACTGCTACTTCAACTAATACAAATTATATAACATTATTCACACCATTACCAATACCATCATTTACAACTACTCCAACTAGTTTAGATACCGGTAGCAATGTTACACTAACTAATACAAGTTTGTATGCTACATCATATACAATTAATTATGGTGATGGCAATTCTGCTGTTAACCCAGGAAATTCTTGGACAACTAACACTCATCAATATATTAATGCTGCCAATGTTGATACTATATATGGAATTAATTTAACTGGTACAAATCAGACGGCAGGTAATGCACCTCCGTATAGTGTTACAACAGCTAATACTAATGTTAAAGTATATTCTCCGCAAAGTCCAGCGTTTACAGCTAACACTACTTCAACAATTAACTATCTTGCTACATCAGGTGGTGTAATTAGTTTCAGAAACGATACTCCAGGCAGTCCAGGTAATACTGCTAGTTTTGGCGCACAACAATTATATAATTATCGTTGGGGTGATGGTACAGCTAACAGTAATATTAATATTCAAACAGGACTTGCTGGTAACCCAGGCGCAGCCAATATTACTCACGCATTTGCTTTAAGTTCAGTACAACAAAATGCGGCTACTACAGTAAGTTATGTAACAAATCTCTCACTATACACAGGGTATAGTACTAGCCCATTCATATCTAGTAATATTACAATTACAGTTGAACCAGAAGTTAGAGCTAACTTTACAGGAACAGCTAATACTCAAACTGACGCTACTGGATATACTTCTAATGCTCAAGTTGGTTACTTATTTACTGACTATTTAGGTCGTGATAGAAGCTTGTTTAACTTCAGTAATGATACGTCACCTAATGTAGCATTTACTGGTAACGTGTTTAATTGGACATGGGGTGATACTACAAGTAATACAGGATTAACAAGTCGTGCTAATATTACACATTCATATCTAAATGATTATGGATCACCAACTATAGGTGGTAAGACTGTTGCATTACAAGCAAACGGTACTCCGGGAACTACTTTACAAAGTAATACAAATACAAAAACAAATTATATTACTATTCTAGCTAACCCGACAGCTCCTTCTAATCTCAGTAGTTTTACTAACGTTACTATCGCTACATCTAGTCAAGGCACTAGCCCGTTATTGGCTGCTGGTGCTGCCGATAATACAGGTGGAAATATATTAGCTAACGGAACATCAGTTACACGTGTTGCTACAACTACACCAGTATCAACTAGTACACAGGTAACAAATGCTAATACATCTCTTGCAGGTACACTAACTGCGTATGTAAACAATACAGCATCAGGCAACATAACATTCACTACTAGTGGAAATGCTGTTGGAACATACAGTTCATTAATAGTGTCAGCGGATAGAGACTTACATGTAGCAAATGCGGCTGTTCCTACAGGATTCTATAAAGTATTCTCAGCAACAATTAGTAATACATTAGCTAGTTTGGGTAATGGTTATAATGATTTCCAATTACGTCATTCAACTACTGGCAATACTAATACTATTGGAATGGTAAAAGATAACTTAAATTCTGCACCAACATTAGTTACTACAAATACAGCAATGGTTACTGCTGTGTCAGGAACATATAGATATATTTCTGGTATTCCTTACTATAGTGCTACTGGATCGCCATCGATTACTGTAGCTAACTTAGAATTACAAAATTTTACAGGACAAACATTCCGTAGTGCTGACCCATTCACAGTAGCATCTGGTACGTCATTTGAAGGTTCTGGATCAGTTATAGCCACACAAACTAAGTCATTAGCACAAATTGATAATAGTGCAAACTCTATGTTGACTGGATCTAATGTTAAAGCTAACATTGGAATATCAACTAACTATTCAATGGGTAATCTCAACGTATTGCTTAATGGTGCAGTTAATGGAGTATCAACATTAGCGGCAAATATATTCAACGTAGTTGGCACTAGTACAACAATTCAATTACCTACAAAAATACAAATGTATGCTGGTGCAAACTCTGGTTTTAATGAACAATCTATTTCAGCTAATGTAGCAAGTAATACGCAGGCTGCTATTCGTATAGTGATGAGCACTGCAGGAAACACACCAGCTTTTAGCGGATCTACAAATTATTATGTTAGCAACGCATGGTCAGGTGCTCAAACTATTGCGGGCACCCCAGAAGCAGTTGTTAGATATGGTGTATTAAAGCATTATGCTGTAGACTTATCTACTGGATATTTACCAATTGGACCCAATCTAGCTACAGGACGATCAGGATTGCAATATTTTACTTTTGCATTTGTAAGAACTAGTTTAGCTAACTTTGATGTTATATTAACTACCGGGGCAACAGGAATATCAGGATTATGGGTAGCTGCTCCGGGCACAACAATTGACACAGGTGGATTCTCATCACCTACTCCGGGATTCCCAGGACCCACTAGTACAATCAACGGATGGTTAACAGGATATGAACAATATAACGGTGCAGGAGTACCGGGGAATAGTGCTACAGGTGGAAATCCAGCCGGTACTAACGGATGTGCGTTAACTGGATCAGATGTTATACCATTGAATACACAGATTTCAAATGTAAGGTATACTATGACGCTTGGTTCACAGAATCAAGCTAACAGTTTTGGTAATAATATTTTAATTAGAATTGCGTTGGCTGCTGGCCAAACTATAACTGATTTACAGATAGGAGTAGCAACGTAATGGCCGCAACGTTTAACGAATCACAAAAGATTGACTATCTGTGGAAAAAGGTTGGTTACGCTGTAACCAAAACTGCAGAATCAACAGTTAAAGAAGCCTTCAATGAAAGTATTCCTAGCCCGTTATTATATCGTGGTGATCTTGTTTGGATGGAGAGTGATCAAATAACGGCTAGTCCACCTGCATCTACTAATAGTATTATTCAAGTTTATAAAGATGGTGTTGGTAGCTTTAGCCCTAGTGTAGAATGTACAGAAGACTTAACCGCTCCCGATAATCAAACATGGAACACAAATTCAATTAATTGGATACCAACTCAATTTGGTGACAACTATCTTGTACAAGTATATGTAGCTAACTCTGGTGTAACTAATCCACAAACATCAGGTACTAAGTTATTCCAAGCTGGTTCTGGAAGAGATGATACATGGTTCTTTGATTACCAGTCTGGTGTATTGAACTTCAATGGTGCAAATGTACCAAGTCAGATTGCCAGCCCTATTACAGGTAAAAGTGTTTATGTTGTAGGTTATCGTTATGTAGGATTAATCGGTGTAACAAATCAACCTAGTGGTAATATCAGTGGCAATACTAATATTGGTAATCTAAACTTTACTGATACAACGATCAGTACCATAACTACTAACAGTAACATATACCTTACTCCAAATGGTACTGGAAATGTACAGGTAACGTCATCTTTATTTGCTAACGGAAATCTTACTGTTAATGCTATAAGTAATTTAGGTAATGTAGGTAATATTAAAATTACTGGTGGTACTAGTGGATATCTGTTAATAACAGATGGTAACGGAAATTTAACTTGGCAGGCTCCAGCTAGTGGTAGTGGCATTGCTAACGGAAATAGTAATGTAAACATCCCAACTGCTAATGGTAATATTAATCTTACTGCTGTAGGTAATACCACATTAGTAGTTACCGGTACCGGAGTAAATGTAGCTGGATACTTAACTGTCAATGGCAATTTAACAGCTACTAATATTACATCTAATGTATCATCTAATACAGTTACTGCAAATTCCGCAAATATATCAGGAAATCTTTTTGTTTCCGATACAGCAACTATAGGTAATGTAAGAACAAACAACATATTATATGCAAATGGTCAACCGTGGGATTTACAAGAGGCTGCAGGATCTAATACACAGATTCAATACAATGATGGTAACACTAATTTTGGTGCCAGTGCCAACTTTACCTATAATGATTCTACTCAATTACTAACAGTAATTGGTAACTCTCAGTTTACCAACGCTAATTTAGGTAATCTAGCAACAGCTAATTTTGTAAATGTATCAAGCAATTTGTCTGTAATTAATACTGCAAATGTTGGTAATTTACGTACTAATAATTTACTATACGCAAACGGCACAGCGTGGGACTTAGGCGGCAATCCAGCTGGTAGCAATACACAAATTCAATTTAATAATGATAATGAGTTTGGTGCTAGTGCTAATTTTTCATTTGACAACACTACTAATCTATTGACCGTTGTTGGTACAGCAAATGTAACTACTCTTAATGCTACCGGTAATATTACCGCTAATAACGGAGTATTTGGTAATTTATCTACTACTGGCCCGAGTGGAGATATTACCGGAGCTAACTTAGTATCTACTGTAACACTTACTGCATCCGGAAATATTACTTCAGCTAATGCTAATTTAGGTAACCTAGCAATAGCTAATTTTGTGAATGTATCAAGCAATTTGTTCGTAACTAATACTGCGAATGTTGGCAATTTACGCACAAATAACTTACTATACGCAAACGGTACAGCTTGGGATATTGGTGGAAATCCGGGCGGTAGTAATACACAGATTCAATTTAACGATAGTAGTGAATTTGGTGGAAGTGCTAATTTAACATTTGATTATACTACTAATCTATTAACGCTTGATGGTAATGCTATATTTGGTAATATATCAACCGCTGGCCCTAGTGGAGATATCACCGGGGCTAATGTAATATCCACAGTAACTCTTACTGCATCCGGTAATATTACTTCAGCTAATGCTAATTTGGGCAACACATCTATTGCTAACAATGTTATAGCAAACACATTCCGAATGGGTGTAGGAGTTAATGAATTTTACCAATCATCTGTTTATTTTGCTACAACAATAGACACTGTACCAAATCAAGTATTGTGGTCAACGTCCTTAGCTAATTTATCAGCAATAGATTTTACCATTATTTCCACAGATGAAACAAGTAATACAAGACAAACAGCAAAAATAGCTGCCGCAGTACTAGGAACTGAGGTGGTATATAATGAATATTCTGGACTCTACATCAATGGTGGTGTAGGTAGTTTTTCAGTAAATTATCAGGCAGGACCGCCTGATCTGGTTAAATTAGTAGTGACTCCGGACTCTAATAATTTGACCAAATATAATATGATGATTATACAATATGCGAAGTAACTATATAACATCAAGCATAAATACACTTATAAAAGGAAATTACCATGGCAATTAAAGCATTTAACTCAATAGGCGGCTTCTCAGTAGGAGAAAATGCCGCTAATATTATACTAGCAAACGGTGACATTACCACAACTAATGCTAACCTAACAGCTAATCTGTACGTTTCTGACACAGCAAATGTTGGCAATTTACGCACAAATAACTTACTATATGCTAACGGAAATCCGTGGGATATTGGTGGCATTCCAGCTGGTAGTAACACTCAAATTCAATTTAACAATGATAATGAGTTTGGTGCTAGTGCGAACTTTACCTTTAACTCTAGTACTAACCTATTAACTATTACTGGTAATGTTAATGCGACCAATGCTAATTTAGGTAATCTTGTAACTGCTAATTTCTTTCATGGTGTATTTGATACAACTAGTTCTAATCAATCAAATATCACTGCCCTTGGAAATTTATCGTTCTTAAACGTTGATGGTATCGCTAATCTAGCCAATGTAGTAAATATTACTGGTAATGTTAACGCTAGTGCCAATATTACTGCAAATGCTAATATTACTGGTGCTAACTTAAATACACTTGGTTTAGCTAATATTGGTAATTTAGAAATTTCTGGTACAACTACTGGAAACTTAATTCCTTCAGGCAACGTAACATTTAATTTAGGTAATGCAACAAATCGTTGGAAAGATTTATATCTAAGTGGTAGTAGTATCATTATTGGTGATCAGAATATATCAGCAAATGGTACTGGTATAGCACTTTCAAACACAACATTCTTAACTGATGTTTCTGTAAGTGGTAATGCAAACGTTAGTCTTAATATACAAGGTAACACAGCTAACTTTATTGGTAATGTAGTAGCTCCAAATGTTACAGTTAATTTAGAACTTTCAGGCAACACAGCAAACTTTACCGGTAATGTTATTGCTGCCAGCTTACGTTCTAATGCATTAACAAACACATACGTAACGTTTGCCGGTGCTAGTGGTGTATTAACTAATTCTAGTAATTTAACATTTGACAATAGTACTCAACTACTAACAGTTCTTGGTAATTCTCAATTTAATAATGCTAATTTAGGTAACTTGGCTATAGCAAACTTTGTAAATGTATCAAGCAATTTATTTGTAACTGATACAGCAAATGTAGGTAACCTACGTACTAACAATTTATTATATGCAAATGGAACACCATGGGACTTTATCACTCCAGCTGGCGCAAACACAGAGATTCAATTTAATGACGGCAATGGAAACTTAGGTGCTAGTGCTAATTTCACTTTCAATAATAGTACTAATTTATTAACTGTTACAGGTAATGTTACCGCAACTGGTAACGTGACTGGTAGTTACTTCTTAGGTAACGGTAGTCAATTAACAGGTGTTGTTGCTATTGCAGCCGATAAACTTCTCAACGGTAATACTTCTGTAACCACAACAGCAAACGGTAATGTATCTTTCAATATTGCTGATCCTGCTAATGGTAATATACCAATAGCTAACTTAATGGTATTGTCTTCAAATCTATTAACTATTAATGCAAATATTACTACTACTGGTACTATATCTGCTAATAACTTTAGTGGTAATTTTACTGGTAATATTACTGGTAATGTTACAGTACCTGGACCAAATACTGGAATTGTATTTAATGATTCTACTTTTGCAAATTCAAGTAATGGATTTACGTTTGACAAAACATCTAATGTTGCTAACTTATCAGGTGCATTAAATGTTGGTAATAGTACAGTTAACGTCAGTATCACTTCAGGTAATATTGTTGCTACAGGTAATATAACTGTTGGTAATGTCATTGGTACTATCGCTGCCGGATCTAATACAATTACAACGACTGGCAATGCTAACGTTGGTAATCTTGGATTTGGTAGTGGAGAAATTATTGGTACAGGTAACATAAGTGTTGGAAATATAATTACTACTAGTATCAATGCTAGTGTCACTGTTAATGCACTTGCATTAGTATCACCTACATTGACTTCTAATACTACTACATTAACATTAACTGCCGCAGCCGGTAATAATGATGTTATACTAGTTCCAACTGGTACTGGCGCTGTTAGTGTTTCTAGTAAGAAAATTATAAATCTTTCTACACCAACACTAGATAGTGATGCCGCTACTAAAGCGTATGTTGATAGTGTGGCTCAAGGACTAGATCCAAAAGCATCTGTAGTATATGCTACAGCAGCCGGACTTCCTGCTTACACTTACAATAACGGTGCAAGTGGTGTAGGAGCAACAATTACAGGTAACGCAGTTGGTGCATTGTCAATTGATGGATCTGCAGTTTCTATAAACGAACGAGTATTGATTAAAAATGAAACTACAACTAATGCACCTTATAACGGTATATATGTAGTTACTG